TAACTCTTCAACTCTGTGCATCCAGTAGTATGGTGAGCCAGCTGGAAGTTTACCAGCGCCAGTTGCTTCAGCTTTGTAAGCACCAACTCTGTATTTTTTTCCATCAGGTGTAGTTATGGTTCCTTTTAGGTCATAACTTTTTGGGTTTTCTTTTGTGTTATTAGGAAACACAACTCCTAACGATTTACGTTCTTTAGTTTGGTCATCCATTATTGAATAACTCCTTTAGTCTCTAGGTTTGATTTAATTTGGTTAAACTTTTCAAGAAACTCTGAATAGGCTAGAGGATTAGATCCTTTAACGTCTTGCATAAGTTTTTGATTAGTTGATAACCAAGATTTGTAGGCACCAAGATGAGAGACTTTATCAAGCTCGGTTAATGCTGTTGTTAGTTTCTGGTCTTGTTGAACTATGGCTCCAGAGACTTCCTCAGCAGATGCTATTCTGTCATTAGTTAAGCCAAGCATTGCTAAAGCTCTTCCAACAGCAGAAGTTTCAGCGTTTTCTAACGCAGAAGTTTGATTGATACGACTAGCAGCTCTAAGTTCTTCAGCTAGTCCAGTCGATACAAGTTTGTTGTCTATAAATACTTCAGATCTTACGATGACTTTTTTGTCATCCTGGTGAAGTATTGTTGATGATATTGCTGCTGATGTACCAAGATTTCTTCTTAATATTCCAATCCTTAGTGCAACAGTTGCGTAGTCGTTATTATGTATTTTTATAGTTTGACCATTTAGACTTTTCTTAAAGTCATTAATAGTTAAGACTAATTTATCAGCTGACATATGTAGTAACCTCCTATGATTAGTGTTGTGTAGTTGATGAGTTGTGGAGACATTATTGAGCGCTCCAAAATTTCTTTAATCTTGAAAGGTGTTTAGATCCAATATTCCAATAAAATGGATGTTCGAAATTTGGTTCAACATCTTTAACAATTTCTGCCAGGATCATGTCTGGCTCTTCCAAATCTATATACCTAGAAAGTAGTCTTTCTTTTTTGATACAATTTTGAACTAACTGTTCATAATAATTATTTAAATTTTGTAATTCTAAATCCGCACAATTCTTTTCAGTAAAGATCACAAAGTCATTTGCAGTTAAGTAAATTAAAAACGGAGAAGTTCGTAATTTTTTTCTTAGGCTAAAACAATAAAAAGCCAACTGCTGCAAATGATTTATGTTAGGTGTGGATGGTAGTTTGGCAGATGAGAAAGACCTAGTACCATCCTTCTTTACAATACCAGCTCGTTGCCAAGACGTCTTAAGTTCACAGACCGAAAGGAACGGAGCATCGGGATATGAAGCCGATGGCGCTGCAGCATCTCGCGATGAAGCATTAAAATCTGTGAAGTGTAAGTCAGTCCTACCAACGATTGGTAATGAAAGTCTGTTGTCTGTATGATTGATGCTATCTTCTGCAACAACCATTTTAGAATTTTGGATACCTAATTTATCAAAAGCTAAAAAGCCTTGTTGAATTGTTTGAGGTATAGTCTCTTGATAGTGTTCTTTTTTTTCTCTATCTTTTTCGTTTACTGGAACGTACTCCATAAATTTTTCCATTGCTTTTGCAATAGCTTCGTCTTTAGAAAGTTTAGAATTTTTTGTTGGTGCAAGTTTTCTTTTGTTAGGATGGAAGGTCCAGATGTCATCTGAATAATGAAATTGAATACCATCATTGCACGCCACGCCAGCTGCCATGTTTGCCGAGCCTTCAAATTCTCTTCTCTGCTCTTGAGTAGATAATAAATATCTTGCAACATAAATACCTAAAGGCATTGAGCTTGATGTTGGAGAGTGGTGGTTAATTTTTAGAAGGTCATTTAATTTTTGAAATCCGTCTTGTTGTAAAGTTTCTAATGGATCAATTATTTTATTTTGTTTTACTAAATTTTTTACTTCGTTTTGTATTTTTGTAATCATACAAAGACATATAATTACGTATGATTAATAGTAAAGTGAATTTTACTTAAAGTAGAATGATGACTTACGCTTTTGATTTTTCAGCGAAGTCTAACACTTCAGCTGTTTTAGTTTTTTCAGCTACTTTTTTTGCGTAGACCTTAACTAAGCCAGTATTATTTTTCTTATAATGTTCTAAATCCGATAACCAGAAACCAGCTTTGTTATGTAGATAGGTTCTTTTAGGAATAGAACTTTCATGCATTGTACAAGCATCTGTGTATCTATATTTTAATTCACCTACAGTCATAAATACATGATCAGCAGCTTCTTGATAATTACATCTGTATTCTGATTTGCCAGTAGAAGGATTTATTTTTTTCTTCATGCTGATTTTTTATCCGTAGCTTTTTTAAAAAAATTCTTAAACTTTCTTTCTTGTTGAGTTTTAAAAAGTTCATCACGTACTGAATTTTGTGCTTTATGCATTGCCTCAATTCTTGCTGTTTGAATTTCAATTTGTTTTGCTAATAGTGCTTCGTGCGATTTAATATTTTCTTTAATTTTTAAATATTTAACTTCATATTCTTTTTCAGAAATATCTTGGTCACTTAATCTTTTTTGTAAAATTGCTTTTTCAATTCTTAAACTTTCTTCTTTTCTCCATTCACTTTGAGGAATTGATTGAACTTTATCGGTGTCATCAATTACAGCATCTGTATTAACCATAGCAACAATTGGAGCTACAAAAGTCGGTGTGAAATCTTCTAAAATAATTTTATTTTTTTCTTTTACATAAGGATCTGGATTAACTAAATTTGATACACCTCTTATGTTTTCATAAACACCAAAGTAATATTGTGTTTCATAATAATCTGGATCAAAATCTGCATTAGGATAAACTTTCATTCCAACAATACATAATTTATTTAAAGCTGCATCATCATTACCTTGCTTATAATAATAAAAAGCAACTTGGTTATGATACATAGTTCCTTTAGCATCCACTTTAATTGCTTTAATATCAGATCTCCAAAGATCTCTTGGTACAATTGCAATTTCTGTATCTGCAACAGTAGTTGCGTAAGAATAAATTTCTCCAGCTTTATAAAATTTTTCTAATTCAACACCGTGCATTACATTAACTTTACCCCAGACTGGAATAGTTACTTTGTTAAACATTAAATCAACTGGATCACATTTTAAAATTTCAGAATATTTAATTGCAACTTCTCTTGAAATTGCTCTTGAGCCAGATGTGTGAGTGTATGTTGTACTTTCTTTTTGTTCATCTCTCATTTTGTTAGCTAAATCTTTAGCTGACATATCTCTTTCTTTTAAGGCATCATTAAGAAGATTTTTAGGCTCACCAACAGAAAAAGGATTGTAATATTTTTCTTCTATAAGTTTATTTAAGCCTTTACCTAATCTAGCTCTTGGTTGAACATCTGTACGTCTATATTGTTCGTTAAATACCTCAGCCATTTGTTTTGCTTTAAGAGGATTTTTAATTAATGAAATTCTTTTTAAACTTTCTTGATAAACATCTTTGTCATCACCAGAAATTAAAATAACTTTTTTATTTGAATACGTAAAAGTTACATCAGCTTGAATGCCACCTAATAATGATGTTGCATATCTTTCAACTTTCATTGTTTTGATAGATCCAATACCAGGAAAATCTTTTACAATTCTAATTCTAAACATAAATTAGATATAAGCTTTTATAGTATAATAACAATGCTAAAATTCTACTTTAAGTAAAATAATCCTTGTTTATCTATTTTAGTCGTTTAAAGGCTATATATATGGTTAAAAAGGTCTATTTTACTGGTGTAAAGTTCTCTGGATACAGTTCGTGGCATCGCCAGCAGCATGGAATACTGGGATTTTCGGACATTGACCAGGTTTCGACTTGTAATGCTTGTTCTAAGCCACTTTTCTTAGCTGAGACTGTATTTAACAATGGTCAAGGATACAATAAACCTCACAAGGTAACGAAACAACTAGCCGAAATGGCTGGGATACCAGCGTACATAGTTTGGTATAAATTGGTCGGAGACATGATGATCCATGTTCATATCAAAAAGATAGCTCCAGATTATAAAAATGGTTTTGCATCAGAGCCTGAATTATTAGATCCTGATCAATGGCTTCAGTTCCTGGAGTATCAGCAAGTTAAACATTTTCCAGATTGTCCAAACCAAGAATTTTTTAAAAAGAAATTAAGAGAAGATATGAGAGCCAATAGGAGGAAGCAGTTTGCGCCAATTCTACATAAGTGATCCTAAAATATTTGATCTTAAAATGTCATCATTTGATTTCAAATTATATTCTTATCTTTGCAAGAACTATGATCTTAAAAGATTAACTCCGTTTGTAAGAATGATTGATTGTGCGGACCACATGATTGTTCCTTTGCCAAAAATAAAAGAAGCAATGCAACGCCTGGCGCTCTTAAATATAGATTACAAACCACTCATCACTCATAAGAATTTTACTTACTTTGATATGCCAAGATACAAATTTTTCCTGGAGAGCATAAAGTTTACCAAGAACTATTCCAATAAAGGTTTCAATAAAGTTAAACAGAATATTTACACTTATCAAAATGGAAACTATGACAACTGAAGCTCAACTTAAAACCGCTGTATACGCATTCTCTAACGTAGTAAATTTATTAGATGAGGCAGCCAGGACAGAACGTTTCTTGTCTGGTCCTAAGCCTCCTAGAGCTGCTAGCATGTATAATTTGCTGGAGGTTACTTATATGCAAGGTGACTGGGCTTACTATGAAAAACAGTTAGCAAAGTTAAGAGCTACGCCTAGACAAATAACTAGATGGGAGTTTGCGATCGAAGCTTTAACAAGTATTGAACATGACATATCAGAAGATCCTATTCTTGATAGACAAATGATTTGGATGAGAGCTAACAGATTTAAATGGACCGCTATTGGAAAACAGTTTGGCTTTACCAGGCATCAAGTTAGAAATCGTTATGAGAAAGTCCTAAGTAGGTTGTGTAATAAAATTAAGAATAATAAAAAAAAGTATTGCAAATTAAACGCTATCTTGTACTTAATTAGTTAATCTCCAAATCTTTTTATAAAAATAATATCTCCTACAAACAAAGTTAGAATATAGTAATTGTTTATCTATCTTTGCATTGTATAATCATAACTATATAGCTTGTTAAAACCGTTCTAGTACGGATTTCAATAAATATAAATATTCCTAAAACCGTTTATGGCAGCAAGACACAAATACAGACTGCAATGTCAGACAATAAATAAACAAAATA